CTAGAGAAGTAATTGGAAAAGACGCTTTCAATAGTATATACAAGAACATCGGAGCCGCCACGGAAGTATTAGGCGGGGCGGAAAACGCCATCCCGGGAGGTCTTGGTTTTAAGTTCGCTAGAGCCGTTCCCTTTGCAAATCGATTAGGCTTAACAGCACAAAGAACAATCAGCAAGGTCATAGAGTTGGATGTTGGAATTGAAGCAATAAAAGCTTCGCTTGAAGCTACCGCTATTGCTGGGCAAAGAGCAAATGTGGGAGCAAAGCTTGCAACCAGATTTATTGATGAGGGTGCAGCGGCAGGAGCCACTCCGACTGCCATTACGAGGGGGCAGCAAGCTACCGACATCCTAGCTAGGACGACAAAGATCGCAGATGAAACAGCGGCAACTAGCGCAGAGCTAACCGCAAAACTTGATGAGTTAACCAAAGCCAGAAACTCACTGGCGACCAAAATCCCCGAGGCAGCAGCCCAAGCAACAGCCAGAACACTAGAGGCAGGAAGAAATCTTCGTGCGATGCCAGCTAATTTGATTGGCTCTGTGCTGGAGGGATTTGGAACTACTCTCACGAAAGTTGATGATGCTGTTTCCGGCTTCCTTAAAGAAAAGGGGTTTGATCAGATGTATACTGCTGCGCTTGGTGCGGCGGGTGTTGTCGGCTTGGCTGGTAGCCCTGTCATTGGGGCTGTAGCGGCAGGTGCTGCGGCACTAAAGACTGGCAAGATGTTTGCCAATTATGGTAAGATGTTCAAGTATGTCGGCAAGGAGATGGCGAAGGTTCGCGGTCAAATCCCATTCTGGCAACGGGTAGCAGCACACACAGCACCGGGATCGCTAAACCGAGGCATAGCCCACACCTTCAATATGTTGGATTTGAGCGGGGTGACATCGGACACACTACGCAGAATCCCCCGTGGTGTTGCAGCAGCTTACCCGGTAGACCTGATGTTTGAGTGGTTGTCGGATGGTGCAGATATGCGACCTGAGACATTCTACCAAGCGGCGGCTGAGTCTTTATTCATCGGTGGTTCATTTGCTGCGGCTGGTGGAGCCTTTATGGGAACCAAGAAGCGGATGCGCGAGCTTTCGATTGGTGATCAGTTGAATTTCCTGCAAAACATGACCGATGATAGGCAGAAGGCACTCTACAACACGCTTCCTGCGGGTGTGCGTAGCGCGGTTGCCACATATGGAATTGCCAACCCAACACTCGTTTATAATTTCAAGGACTCAGGTAGCAGTGAATACGACCCAAACACTAATACCGCTTCGATCAACGTAAAGTCGAATAACCCAATCAGACCCCTCATCGCACATGAGACGCTGCACCACACGATCATCAAGAACAATATGGAGGGTGGTATCGCGGCATTATTCCTCGGTGACACGGTAAATAACACCGTGGGTGGACTACTTAGGTCGAGAGACGGTAAGCTTGATCCTAACTTTGAGGCATTCCGTGACAGATACTATCAGCGACTGAATATCGCAGGAATGACCGATGCCGAGAAGAACGCCATCTACCCATTGGAGAAGGTTGCAGTTGAATACTTCATCGAGCAGCATTCCGACCAGTATGCCGCAATGGCAGAGAGCGGTGAGCTTGGAGCGATTTCAGCAAGCGGAGATATAAAGAGGAAGCTTAGTGGTTTGCTTGAGACAGTGCTACCACGCATCCCGGTGCTGCGGGATCTCCACTTCAAGAGCGGTGGCATGATCGACAAGGACGGTGGCTGGGTGACTGGTAACGGCATCCTCGACGCGGAGGGGGTCAGAACAAACCCGATTACCAACAAGATGTTCCGCGACATGAACAGGCGTAGCTCTGGACGCTCTCCCGGGCAGTTCGATCCGCTTATGAGTGACAAGCAGGACTCCGGCGCACAGATCACGCTAGACCCGACCAATAGCATCGACTCGGAGCTTCTACACCCACTAATCAAGGTGGATGAAAACGGCAACCCAGTCCTCGTAAACGGTCAGCCTGTGGCTCTCGACAAGGCCACGCTCCTTGAACGCGCCCTCGCTGGTCTGACAGCCAAGGAGGTGATGCGCCGGAAGAAGGCAGAGAACTACATCCCGGAGAAGGGTGAGGCTTACATCGATGATCTTGGTGAATACAACCCCGGCTGGCTGTCGAACGATGTGCTTGCCGAGATGTTTGCGAAGAATCGCTTCAACCCAGAGCAGAAGCGCATCATCCGCGAGATTAACAGGATGATCCGCAAGGGTGATGGTGGACGGGCCGTTATGATCAACTTCCCGGCGACCACCCGGAACAAGTCAGGCAAGGCGGTCTACAAGCCACAGGGAGCCACCCTGCGCGACACCGTCACGGTAGCCATCACCATCTCCAAGGACGGGAACCTCCTGTTCGGCTTGATGTCTGTGAACAAGCTGCAGGAAAACATCCAGAAGCGGTCACAGAGCAGGCGCGGCAAGAAGCTCTACGGTGGTAACGTGGATCTCATCCTGCGCGACACACAGGCCATGATGCAGTTCCACAAGGACGGCGTGGATAGCATCGAATACTTCAAGAGCAAATATGGTGCTGTGGAGGCGGATGAGCGCAAGAAGTTCATCAACACGATGTTCGGTCTACTAAACCAGAGGGAGCAGGCAGTGCTTAACCCCATGCTCATCGAGGACGGCGTTAAGAGTAAGGACAACGTCTACCGCACATATCGCGCAGACCGCGTCAGTAAGGCTGTTGCCATGTCCCCGGATGACTACCCAGCGATGCCATTCAACTACGAGGCCGTGAGCCAAGTCAAGATGCCCGAGCAGGCAAGGCAGATGCCGGAGATGCCCCAGACGGCGGCAAACATCATCGCACTGGCAAAAGAACTAGACCCTGCGGCGTTTCAAGCAGAGATGCAGGACGTAAGGGAATACATCCAGAGGCGGAAGGATGATGGAGTCCCACTCGGCTCCGTGCTGGAGGGTGATCAGGTCACCCTAGCGGCACAGAAGGTGTTAACGAAATACACGGACGACCCCCGCGCAATGGCTATGCTGGAGGGTTACGGTGAAGACCAGTTCTCCAACGTGAGGTATATGCCCGAGCAGGCAAGGCAGATGCCTGAGCAACTTGACGCTGATTATCTGTCTGCTGTGGAAGCAGGAGACATGAAAACGGCGCAGCGGATGGTGGATGATGCGGCTCAGAAAGCAGGATATGATATTAAAGGATACCATGGCACTCGATCCCCTGTTGGTTTTACAGAGTTTATCCCAAATGAAGCACTAGGAGGAGCTATATTTGTAGCAGTAGATCCCTCCGAAGCTCAGGCTTTTGGCCGGATTATGCCGGTTTTTATTAAAGCTCAAAACGTGCGCAAAGGAGTAGTAAGATCATACGCCGAAGTTAGGGCTATCGCTGCGGCAAAGAAACGCGGTCAAGACTCGATTAGGGTTACTGATGGAATAGGCGCACCAATAAATTACGCTGTGTTCAACCCCTCCCAGATCAAATCCGCCGACCCAATAACCCGCGACGATGCCGGTAACATCATCCCGCTATCTAAACGCTTCGACCAGACGACTGATGATATTCGGTATATGCCAGAGAAAAGTGTTGCAAATCAACCAGATCAAAATAAAGAAGGAATAGTAAATGAAAGACAACCAAGCACAATACAAGCTGAACCCAGCCGCACAGGCACTGGCGGATCAGAAACCACAGGAGAAGGACTACGAGGACAGGGAGGACTACCTAGAAGCTCTGAGCAGCTTCAATCATATGGTCGCCCCGGCGATCAGAGCGTCCCTCTCATTGGACTACCTGCAACAGTAACGGTTCCCGGGATCGGGAAATACACGTTTGGCCCGAACGAACCCGCTCGCAACGTAGCGGCAGAATACGCACGTTCAGCCGGGATCGATTACAACCCGCCTAAGACCTACGCAAAGGTCGATGCGGCTCGCGCTACAAGGATCGCTGACGAGTATGAGAAAATGGTTCACGCTCCCAATGATCCTAGGGTTAAGGAGTCGTATGACGCGATGATTAAGGAGACCATCGATCAGTGGGAGATGATCAAGAAGACTGGATTGATTGTTGAGCCTATCCCGGCTGGAGCAAAAAACCCCTACGCAGCAAGCCCACGCCTCGCAATTATCGATGTGAAGGACAACAATCACTTGTGGTTCTTCCCAACGAATAGCGGATTTGGTGGCACTGAGTCAGCGGGGGTAGATGTTAGCGGTAATCCATTGATGAACCCCACCGGGGAGATCCTCAACGGACACACCATGCTTGCTAATGATGTGTTCCGAATTGTTCACGATTACTTCGGACACATCAAGGAAGGGGTAGGATTCCGTGCTGATGGCGAGGAGAATGCTTGGAGATCGCACTCCGCAATGTATTCTGACAAAGCTCGTCCCGCGATGACAGCAGAGACCCGTGGGCAAAACTCTTGGGTTAACTACGGCCCGTTTGCTGAGTTCAACAAGACAGCCGATGCCGACAACACCCAATACGCCCCACAGAAGACTGGACTACTTCCAGACTGGGTCATGGGCGAGGGTGCTAACGATGTGCGGTATATGCCGGAGAAACGCCAAGAAATCGGTAAAGATATAGTTATTGATAGAGGGGATGAAAACACCCTTGATGTAACTCAGGCAGTTGATGAAAAAGGCAAGCCTGTATCGGAAAATGGCAAACCAGTATTAGTATCTATTGATTATAATTTAGCAACAGCCCCCAATCTTAGTAAATTTGCAGGTAATGTTGAAAATCCATCTACCGAGTTTTTGGATAATATCCCCTATAACCTAAATGGGGCAGAAAGAGGCAGGGTGGAAGCACTTATTAAAAATGGAGTCGTTGATCGGCTCGCCAATGATATGGCGGAGAAGACAAGGATTGTTTTGGAAGACCCTGCCATTGCTGCTGGAAAGGGCTGGTATAGCCGTATGCGGGTAAAGCTTCTTAACGCACTAGGTGAAGCTGGCAGGGAGTTATTCTCCCAGTTCCTCGGAGCGACTAGCGCACAGACCCCAGTGGATGAGAATTTCCTACAAACAGTAGATGCTTATGAGGGCATGATGGCAGGAAGATATAATAGGCATCGCAAGGGATACCTAACTGCAATACGAGCGGAAAGTGAAGGCAAGCTTGACAAGGAAATAGTAAAAAGCAGAGCCGTTGAGAAGACTACGGAGCTTATATCTAAGTTGAAGGAAGCAATCCCATCAGCTCAAAAAGCAAAAAGGGTTCTGATTTACGCTGAAATTAAAAGTCTTACGAAGCTTATTGCAAAGCCCGTTGAAGAAAGAACATCAGCCCAACGTCTTAGATTGTATATTGTTGGCAATGATCTCCTCCCGCGTCGATCTAACGGAGCCAAGTTTAACGCTAACTCTGGAGCGGTTTTGAAAGTTATTGCAGGGGTCTGGTTGGATAATCGAGAGGCCCCTAAAACTCCTAATTTCGCAGGTAACTTGTCAGGCAGGACAATTCAAGCAACTATTGATATATGGGCAGCAAGATATATTCGCCGCATGATATATGGCGGCGAAGGCACACCTTGGAGAATCCAACCCAAATCTGAAGTTGGGGTGTCAAATGAGGACTTCGCGTTCTCGCAGATAATTATGCAAAGGGCTGCTGAGAAGCTTGAGATGAATCCCGATGACCTACAGGCAATCCTGTGGTTTGCCGAGAAGGACGTTTGGGATAAAAACAAATGGACGAAAAATGAAGGTGCTAAGAAATCAAGCTTTGATGATATATTCGATGTGTTTTTCCCAGAAGGGCGCAAGCCACTCACTTTTGCTGAAGGATTCGCCGTGGTGAAGGCAAACAAGGATAAGGAGAAAAGCATTGCAAAAGAAAAGAAAGAATCTATCATGAGGGCTGAAGCGGCTTCGCTTGGAATATCTATTGCAGCACTCATCAAGATGAAAAAGAAGGAGAAATCAAAATGAAGATAGGAAAACAAAAAATCGAAAAAGATGATTTCTCTGCCTACGCGGAAACTATGCGTGGGTTGCCAACAGCGGATAATCAGGAATTGTTCGACAAAGAGATTAACGAAGCCCTAGATCAACTTGGAAGAGTATACGACTTTATCGGGAACACGCCAAATAAATCATCAGGGCTAAATAAGAGGAATTCATCTAATTCCTTATCTATTGCTGACGCAGCAAAGATGAAGTGACAGACCACTATTCTCAACATGAGCGAAGAAATGCAAGAATCCCAGCCACCCGAGTGGTTTGCCGAAGTCCTCGAAAGGGCTAAGGCGCACGGCGACCGGAAGAGGGTTGAATACTGGAACCCACAAGGGGCTGCAAAGGCTCTCTGGCTGCTCGCACAGGGGCGTAGCTACTGCGCCATAGCCAAGGAGACCGGGATCGATAGGAAGACCATCAGGAGCCTTGAGTGGAGGCATGAGGATACCCTCGAGACTAAGCGCAAGGACTTCAGTAGGAAGTATGCCATCGCGGCGGAAGAATACACCGATTTGCTGTTCCAGAAGGCAGAGCAGCTTGCCGACGATCCAGACCAACTCAAGAACATCTCCCCAGACCGCCTCGCCCTCACGGTGGGTATCATGACAGACAAGGCTACCCAGCTTGCTGGTATGGCTGGCGTGGTGATCGAGCATCGCAAGGGAGCCTCCATCGAGGACGCTGCCATCATGATCGCTCAGGCTAAGGCTAAAATCGCCACCCGGATGTCTAACGTGATTATTGACGTAGCATGAAGTGGAGTCCTCACCAGATCCTGACCCCACCGTCCGAGGATGAGATCGCGGAGATGGAGCCGGAAGAGCTAATGGAGATCCACAAGATCTACCATGAGGCTATAGAGAACGCTGAGAAAGACCCATTCCGATACGGATTCAAGCTACCCCACTGGGTGAAGGCTGAAGAGGC